CACACATGCTTATCACAGTGTGCTACTGCAGATTCTCTGGGAGAATCATCTAATACAAATATATTCACTTTGATCCTATATCATTTTGCTGAAGTTATTAAAAAAACTTATCTAATACATTTGATGAGTCATTGAACATCTCATTAATCCAATCCTTTTTATCCACCCAAAATAATGTTTCTCTATTTGGGTGCAAATCTTTTACTAATGGTCTATTATAGTTTATATCATTATTTCTATCAATCACATTTTTTTTAGTATCTTCTTTTCTAAACACCAAGCAATATTCATGTGATTTTAAACAATGTAAGTTTGTAATAGCCTGAGAATATAAAGCATGTCTTTTAGCTGGACTCATTTCTAAAATAACTTCATCATGAAATGTTAGATGTCTTTTTAATATATCTTTTGTGTCACTACTGAAATCATAAAACTTATTATCAATTCTAAAATTTGCTACAACTACTACAAAAAAACAACTTGGTTTTAGCACCTTAGTTGCTTTTTCTAAAATAACATTATAAGACTCTAAAAAATCTTCATAGGTTTTTATATCTGTAAGTTGTCCATCAGTACTGTCATATCTTTCTAAATTATAATATGGTGGACAAGTCATTACCAAATCAGCAACATTCTCTGAAATTTCTCTATCAATAAATTCACTGCTTTTATGAATTAATTTTAGTTTTCCCATAGTTCTTTGTTTATTCAGAACTTCATATTGAGCAGTTGCCTCATCCAAATTATCTTTTAATACATCAAATCCAATATAATTTCTTTCTAGTAATGTTGATACAAGTGGCCGAGAACTTCTTCCAGCAAAAGGGTCTATAATTTGATCACCTTTTTTTGACCACATTTCAATTATTCTTTTAGCATACTCAGAATTAAACTTTGATAAAAATAACCATGCACTTTTACCTATGAACTCATCCCTATAAAATTTTGAACCTTTACCCACTGGATGAGTATGGTCAAACGACTTAGTATCTTCAATAAGGTTATCAATATGACTACCTCTACTATACTCCCAAAAAGATTTAGGCTCAAACGAAAGATCATATAGTCCTTGTTTTTTTATTCTATCTGAATAAACAGTCACTTTGATCCTAGATTTTTCAAAAATACTACACGATTAAGATAAGTTTCGGGTTCATTATTATACTCACGATGCTCTGATACAGTTGCTTTGACTATGATACAGTCTTTCTCTTTGAAATTTTCATTTCCAAAATCTTGACCATCTCTAGCCACACTATACCGATAAAACATTGCTTTTCTACCATGACGATCCACCATCTTATGAACTGAATATGGTGCACCATCTTGACCAACTTTATCATGTCGTTGTTCAAGTCTTAAAAAGAACTCTTTACGAACACCGACACTATCAAGATAAAATGTATCTGGGGTACTCATAGCGAAATCTCACATTCTTTTTTTATGTTATGACAAAGATAAGTACTACCGCCTACTCTTTTTGAAGCTGACAATACACACTCATCGAACTTCTCTATACACATATTACCACTATTTGATGATTTTGTCAACTCAGGAATAGAAACTGCAGGACTAACACAAGTAGGACAATACTCACTTTCTGTTTTAGCTTTAGGAAATAATGCACATCCATCAATACGTTCACACACTAACTCTCCCATTACAGAAGAAGATAGAATACTAAGAATAAAAATACTAAACAATGTTCTCATATCATAGACTCCACAGCTTCTTCAACGAGTCGAGCTTCATCTCTTGCAAATCGGTATCCATCTTCATAGGAACGAGCAGATTCTTCTCTTATTATTCGAGCCAGAATCTCACTAGCTTCTCTCATATTCGTTCCACCCATCCAAGTAGACAGGACTGACATTACCCTTTCTTCATAACTCATAATCAATCTCTTTAAAGGTTTTGGGACCATTCCCAATCAATCAGTTACCATTATCTCACTATTTTTAAGTAATGTCAAGTCAAAATCTTACTTTTTTGTAGAAAATATGAGTATCTATTTTTACTGTCCTTTCTCTTGGATTTGCCCATCTAGGGTCTGGAATATAATCTGCATGATAGTGTGTAGAACCATCCGTAATATCTCTTAGATTTGGATGTTTTAACATATATCTGGCAAGTTCTGTTGATTCTTCCCACATTCTACCTTGATATGGTTCATCGTGCTTGCCATCACAATACCAGCTAAATTGGCATCTGTCTCTTACTGGAAACCCATTGGCATAATGTCTTCCTTGTTTGACTACATCACATACAGTATTTGGAAATCTTTTTGAATTTACTCTATTCAGAGTGACATGAGCAACAGCCATTTTTCCCGCCGTTGACTCTACAGCTGCTTCAAAGTAAATATTTTTTGCCATACAATCTAACTGTATAGGATCTAATAAGGGTGCTCTTGTTTCTGGATGTTCAAATTGTCCATCACCTTTGTATACGGATGGCACCCAAAATTGATTTACTACATTTGAATTTAATGTTGACACTGCATATAAAAATAGTGCAAGTGTCAATGCTATGAATTTCTTCATATTCCTCTTCTGATTTAATTTTAGATTCGGAAGCTATTTTCGGCGGGAACTACGGACGTAGTTCTTTCCATGTTGCCATGGCTCAGATATGTAATCTTTATAGTCAAATGTTGAGTGAAAATTCACGCCCCCGATCTCAGTCGAAAAGCGCTGATTGGAAAAATCCCAATCCATAGTTAAGGACACTCCAAACTCACGTGCGAGCACAACTGCAATTTTAGTTGGTTCCATACCATTCATATCTAGTTGCCTTAATTCAGCTTCCACCACAGATTCGACACCATCAGCGGTGACTTTCTGTAGAGTTACTATTCTATCCTCAATGGACGTAATTGGTTTCACGATATTAATTCTGGAAATGTTTCTTTTACTAAGTTATAGGTTAAGCCGTTACATTTTATCTTCTTGTCTTTTATTTGACAAAGAAGGTCTGCCTCAAGAGGATGAACACTTTCCAATAATTCTATGAAAAGGTATTCTCTTCTTGCAGGTTTGAGATTCGGATTTCCACCCTCGACAAACAAATAAAGTTTTCTTATTAGCCCATACAGATAAGTAGGATTTTCTGAATCATCTACTACGCTATTGTAAGGGGGATTTCCAGATGGTAAGAGAAACTTTATTTTTGGATCATAAGTATACCTCAATATTTCTTTGAGAGCACCGTTATTTCCGTGTTTGAGTAGAATCGCTTTCTTCTCAGTTTTATTTTTTGCCTTTGCTACTTCGGCTAGTATTGTTGTTAATGCTATGGCCATTATTCAAAATCTCCAATGTGTTCCATCAGATTCTTCAATCGCTTTTCAACAAAATATTCCATGAGTCTGCCGTGTTGTGGACGTTGCCCATCGAACTGGTTAATGATATTTATACGAATTGATTCTGGGGTTTCGTCCAAATCCACCATAGCTTTGTTTCTCTGAAAATTACGTTCCATCTCCTGCGTCCAATCGTTCTTATCAGTTTTCCAAAGTTCCATCTTCTTTTTTGAGATAGGTCTTTGTCTTTTGCCAGGTATAATGAAAGTATCATCTGCGGATAGTATATTTGGCACACCATCGCCTGTGTCACCTTTGATAAGTTTTTCCCAAAGAGACTCATCTGGATTACCCTTTACAAAATCCTTAGTCAAAGGTGACCATTGTTGAACACCTTGATATTTCTGCAACTGTATAAAATCCTTATCACTTGAAATAATAAGAGTAGGATTTACTGCTACATGATCTACCAGAGTGCCAATAATATCATCAGCTTCTGCACCATCCACCTTCACAACTTTGTATGGAAAGTAATTACGAAAATCTTCTATCATACTATGAAGAAATTCAAACAAAGATTGCCAATCAGTAGTGTCATTCTCACGCCTAGTCTTACGATTGGCTTTGTATTCTGGAAAAGACTCTTTTCTCCAATTCTTGTATGAATCACAGCAAATAACCAATCCAGGCCCACTAGTCCCATCATAGATATGTCTATGAGTCTTCTTGTAGTTCAATATAGTATTCAATACAGTGTGCCGTAGTAGATCTTCTTCAACCACTACACTACCCTTACCCATGGCCATGAATGAACCTATCATGGTCTGGGAAAAATCAAGTAATATCATTCTGCCTCTAGGTTTTCTTTCAAAGATGATAAGAAGGCCGTCCATTGATTGATACGAGTCTTCCAATCGTAAAACATATCAAAATATCCTTTCTGTAAATCCAGTAAGGATTGAGTACCATCTTCCCAATAAGAATTGATGGCACGAGCAAGGATGTGAGCATGAACCTGACAATGCCGGTCAGGATTTGGTTCATATCCATACATGAATGCAAAGTTGGCCGTAGTCTCTGGCAGAGCCCCAAGATTAGGACATACAACCAGATTCTTGGCCGACATTGATTCAATAGCAGTAATACAGGCAGTCTCCATATAAGTGCTAGGATAAGCAAGTATATGAGACTTCTGTAATTCATCTCTAATTACATCGTTTGGTACAGATCCAGAATAGTGCACTTGATCCATATCCTGTGCTTTCTTGTAGACATGCCTGAACTGTTCGTCCATGTGCGGTCTGTCATAAATCTTGAAACTGGAAAAGACCTTCAATTCTGCTTTGTCTACTGCTTCACTCTTTAAGTTCTCTTTCATCAACCGCCACGACTCAAGAAGTATTTCAAGACCTCTATGGGGGGTTGAAAAGTAGATACAAGTAATTTTGTCTTCTGGTTTTTTGTGTTCTGGAATCGGATCTATTGCATGTTGTATTGTGACACCATGATCATAGGGAACACCAAGATAGACACCATATTGATATTGTTGCCAATGAGAGACAAAGATAATCTTCTCAAACTCCAGCATATTTTTATGTTCCTTCAAGAACTCAACTTCTGGATCTTGTGCAAGGTCATGGACCCAAAACAATTTGGGTTTGTCTTCCATCTTACGTTTACGAGAAGCAATAAACTGAAAGTAGTCTCGTAATTCTGGATCTAATCTATCGAACAACCATTTCTGAGACAACTCCGTTCCACCCATTGCCTTTGGTGTATCTTCTGGGGCCAGGTCATTTTCAGAAAAGTCTATATTTAAAGCCATAATATCTCCATTATAATTACTGTCTTACCAAGACATCGTTCGCCGTAGCATATTGATTTATGCGGTATGAGTTTCACGGAAAGGTACTAGCTGAAGGACTAACTTCATACTAGACGGAGAGGTGTGAACCGCACTTCCCCTTGGTAAGACTGTTATTCTTTTATCAGTATACCATAAAAATATTTATATGTCAAGTTGATGAGGTAAATTGTTTATCGGTGAGGGCTACCAGTGGATTAGTTATGACACCCTCTCTGGTATCAGCAAATTCTGACTCATCCATATCTTTTGTCCACACTGCAAAAATATCATCATACCACACGCCCACACTTCTCTTTGGTGTGCCGTCAGGATGATATGCCATTGCAATACATCTTGGAATCACTCTATGTGTCTCTTCTTTACCAGAAAACATGCCGATCCAATCTCCTGTCTTGAGATAATGTTCACAATATCGGATATATGCTTTCTTTGCATCAGCCAGATTAGATGCTTTCTGTTTCTCTAGTGGACTTGCTTTCATACTTCGAGCAGTCTTATTGAAAGCAGCAACTTGATCCCTAGACTCCTTAATCCACTCCTTGACATTCTTCATGGAGTACTTGTCATCATCTGGAAGAGCCAGGACTGACTTAGCAATATTCTTATACTCTGCAGGTTTACGTTTTGCTCTCATCTCAGCCAAACGAGCCCTCAACTTCTCTTTAGTCTCTTCTGTAAGTTGACGTTTCTTCTTCAAAGGTTTCATCTTTGTACGTTCAACCACTACCTTTTTTCTAGCCATATTACTCTCTTCTTTCTATAGTTGTAAAATAAGAACCATGGCCCCTGCCCCGTTACTGAACACTGCCGAACAAGGGCCACATAACCAATCTACCTTCAAGGATCAACATCGGGAACTACCCACGCGTCAGGAGTGTGACTCCACTATAGCGTACTTGAAACCACCGACCCACTTCTACCTCAATTGGCTTAGGTTACTTTGTAAATTGTGTAAGTCCAAGTTAATTCTTCACCCTCAATCACATCACGTTTCGTGCGAAGATACCAACCTGCACCATTCTCTAATGAATCCCAAAACTTTTCACAAGTAGGAACATCAGAATGATTTCCAAATGCACCCAAGGGAGTCCGCATCAATTCACCATTGAACTGAAAATGAATCATCCCCAAAGACACACCCTTTGGAATATCAGTTTTAGCAAACAGACCCAGACCATGAATGCCTGAGTCTTTTATTGTGACCACATCTGGTAAAGGTTTGTATGACATTTTTTATCTATCCAATCTTGCCCTAACACAAGATTTAATTCTTCATATAATAAGGAACCGACTTTGATACCTTGCCAGAAATCAGCAGTCAGTCTATCTGCATTCTTAAAAGCAGATTCAAAGAAATGTTGCACACAATATGACTCTTGCAAGATTTGGTCAATTGACGGCAACACATATCCATATACATTAGTTATACCATCCAATTTTGTTGGCGCATCCAAAGAATAACACTTTCCAGCAGATTTCCAAGCAGGGAAAGGTGTAGTGTCAATTGGTTTCATCACATGCACATTATCATACCGATTGGCAATATCTTTCAGAGTCCACATCACATAATTCCAGCCCTTAGTACCTTTCGTTGGTGGTTTGGAAAGTGATGACTCAATTTTACTGCACAGTTCTTCCACATCTTCTGTTATTGAGTTGTGCACCTTCATAGGAAAAACAGAAAGTGCTTTACCATCCCAAGAACCATCCTTGATTCTGAAAGGCGGATGGTTATCTTTGAACTGAATAGCCATGGCACCAGTAGTCTTGGCAGCCATAGTTGATGTAAAAGTATCTATCTCAGGAAATGGCCGTAGAATGATGTTGTCAATATCCATGACAACTGCTTCATGTTCTACCGCTGACCTCAAACGTACCACATCTGATATATGAGCAATACTATGTCCTCTTTTGAGAGCAGAAAAGGCATCTTCTGCTGGAAAGTATTGGTGCCCATCCTCAACAGTTACTTCTGGTGGAATGGGCACAGACTCATCAAAGTTTTGGTAAGTGTAAAGTCGTACAGTATTACCTGCTTTCACATGCGATAACAAAGTTGCCTCATGAAAAGTAGAGAGACTTATCCTTCTGTGTCGCCAGTGATTAAAAGTCTCACTATCTTTTCTGAGATTTGAACTCCAAAACAAAGATATATCCATTATGCAGCCATTGCTTCTGAAGCAATCTCACCCATTCCATACCGATGCCACTTGTCAACTGTAACTTCAAGTTCATCAGCAAATTCATCATACTCTGTACGACCTTCACGATTATCATCACGAGCACGGTCACGAAATCGTTCTACTGTCTTACGACCTTCACGAACAAAAGAAGTAACCAACCAAGAAAACCCATTCCAAGCTGCACCAACTCCAATACGACTCCAAGAAGAAACCATCCACTTCCCGCCAGTCCATAGGTAACCAAACTCAAGATGGGTGTTGTCCATCAGATATTCTTCAAACTCAGTCATGGAATCAAACATCTCAACTTCTTCAGTATGAACTGAAGCATTTAGTGACTCATTCAGGTCTTCACCCAGACTTGAGTAGTATCCTCCGACTGAAACAGCCAGAGCTCTCTCGTCTGAATTGTAATGTTCCAGAAGTGTCATTCCGACACCAGTTTCATATCCATCATAGTGGACATAGGAACTAACGATTGAACCATCACTTCTCAAATACGCTACTACGCTGTTTGTACTCATATCAAATCTCCAAAAGGGTTATTGTCTCACTCATTCAGATTATAGTATCTCATATGCCGTCAACATTGTCAAGTCTTTTTTTACAGCGACAGCATTATTACCGCAAGGACATAGACCATACCGAACATCATCACACCACTAAGCACTTCCGAAATCCAACTCATATTACGCTCCTAATTCGTCAATTACCATTACTAAACGGCCTTCGTAACTTGAAGACTCTGATTCTAACCTCTCAACCTCACCGATGGCCCAGTCACGAGCCATTTCAAGAGAATGAAAAATACACATACCTGTCATTGACAACCAACCATCTAATTTAACAACTACTTTCCACATATCGTTCTCCGAAAGGGTTTCTCAATCACTCAGGTAATAGTATCTCATATGCAAGGGTCACTGTCAAGTTTTTTTTACCGCATTACAACCCAAGACCACAAAATAATCATGAAGGGTATGAATAATACTGGCAACTCTGCCCATTCCATTATC